CAGTGCGTCGCGTGAGTCCACGTGAATGTAACGAGCACCGTCAGGGCGAGGAGGAATGCGAGTGGGATCTCCGACGTCGAGGCGGCGAGCGAGAGCCTTCATCTCTTCGTCGCGGTCTCCGCCTTCGTTCTTGTACCACTTGTCTGGAGTGTAGTTGGAGGTGATGAAGACCATCGTGAAGCGAGCGGGGACGAGACCGCCCTTGATCTCCAGCCTGAGAGGATACGGGTCGAGGATCTGCAACATCTTCTGGAGCTGCACTTGGCCCTTGAACTCTTCGAACATAACCGCAGGTTGACCAGTGTAACCGTCCCACCAGAGGCCGCTGTTCCCCATGTTTACGACGTAGATGTCGGGCACCAGATCGTGCACAGCGTAGCTCTTTCCGATGCCAGTCGGTCCAACGATGGTGACAACCTTGAGAGAGTCGCGCCTAGGCGGAGGAGCGAGTGCGGCCAGCTTGAGGCAACCAGAGGCGTACTTGAGGAAGACTCCAGGGTCGATTGCACGGATGTCGCCTGTCCGCATGAGCTGCTCTGCCGCTTCTTTGAGGTCAGTCCGATCGCCTTGCTTAGACGCTTCGCCGATTGTCCAGGGTCCTTCGAGACGTCCTTCAGCCTTTGTGCAGTACGCTTTGTTCTGATCGGCGTTGCCCTTAGCCACGATGAAGTGGGCGCGGTCAAAGACGTGGAAGACTTCTCCTTCGGCTGTCTTGCTTGTGATCTTCTTGAGCCACGCCATGCGTTGAGGACGAGAGAGCTGAATGAAGCCTTGGAGATGAGGCGTTCCTTGCTCTCCGCGCTCGAGCTGGTAGACGATGAACTTAACGCCGTCTGGGAGTCCATCCGGGAAGAGCACCTTGTGCTCAGGGTTGTTGATTGTGAAGCACCACGCGCGCGATGGCTTTGCTGCTTCCGCTGCTGTTTGTACTGAAACTGACATGCTGTTGCTCGTTCACTTTGCGTTAAAAAAATGAAAAATAAATCAGAGTTGCGTTTAAGTAGTGACGTGGCGTCGTTCTAATGAAAATTCTCAGGAAGCGTTCATCTGAAAAGTTACAATTCAGAATTCACAAACTCACAATCACAATTGCGACTCACAATTGTTATTGAACAGAAAATGAATAATTGAGCAGGGCGCGCTGGGGGTGGGCGCGCCCTGTTTAAATAACCACTTGCCGCCCAATACCAATCGGATAGGAGGGGCGACGCCCCTCCTCACTCAGTATGTGTTCATTAGAAAACATGCCCGCGTTCTCGGACCAAAAGTTTACTAGCCCGAAGTGCTGGGCCACTATTACCCAGCACTTCGTTACACCTCGTTACAAGAATCTAGATATTATTGACGTCACTTTTCGCCGAAAGGATTTTCATGTGAATGGTTCATATGAAAAGTAGGAGCATATAAGTCGGCGCGGTCCGCAATTCTTTCATTTTAATTAAAACAAACTGGAAGAGATATGTCGTTTAGTCTCGGTAGTTCTCGCAACCCTGCTATCATCGTCGCTCGCACGCCCGTTTCTCGGGCCCAATTCAAGACCGTTGGACAGCTCCGTGCAGATGAGGCCGCAGCCAGGTCTGGGCGCCGCCAAGCGTCGTACGCTGCTAATCGTCTTGTGGCTGTTCCTCGCGGCGTCCCTATGTACGCTGTGGGTCATGGCCAGATGGGACGTGGAGAGGTCAAGTTCTTTGATGTCAATGTAACTGGTCCTGTTACTACATCTCCTTACGGGCTTGCACAAGTTGGTAACGTTACTGGAGCTGAGCCTGCTACTGCTTTCATTGGGATCACCGAGCTCAATTGTGTTCAGCAAGGAGCTACTGCTTTCAATCGCATTGGCACAAAGATCATGATTAAGTCTGTCAAGGTAGATGTTGATCTTCTTCTTAAGGGCTCTGCTCCTTCTACCGATACTGCTCGTCTCATGGTCGTTTACGATCGCCAGCCCAATGGAGCTTTCCCTGCTATCGCGAGTATTCTTTCCATGAACATCTCTTCGGCTCCTGTTTTCAATTCTGGCATTAACATGGCCAATCGTTCTCGCTTTACCATCCTTCGCAATCAGCTTGTCAATCTCAGTTCCGATGGCGACCAGGGCTATCATTGGTCTGCTTTTATCAAGACTAAGCTTGAGACGCAGTTTTCGAGCAATGCAGGAAACATTGGGGATGTTCAGACTGGCGCTATTTACTTCATTGCCTTTGCCTATTCCTCTGGACCCACAGGGTACATCGATCTTCTTACAGCCACATCTCGCATTCGCTACTTTGACTGAAAGTTCAAAAAGTGTTTTCTTTTTTTTTCCTTTAAGGTTTTTAAAGAGATCACAGAAATTTTCATCTGTTTACATTTGTGTGTGTTTTATTTTCATGGGTGCGGCGCGAACCAGGAAGGGCTGTGCTGAGCGATGATGTCGTCGCGCACGAACTGTTGACCGTCTGCTGTAGTGACCATGTCTGCGTCTGTAGCCACTGTGATGTGTGCGACTGCCCTGCGAAGGCGAGGGGGCTCTTCGTCTCCAGGAACAGGACCAGCAGCGCGGTCAGGAGGAGTGCTGTCGTCGAAGGTCTCTTCGTCTGTAGGATCTTGCATCCTCTGCGGGCATGCTGGTAGAGGTTCGTCTGCGCGTGGAGGCGCTGCTGCTGCTGCGCCAGGCAGGATGCCGCTCCACTTCAGCATGTCGAGGCTGCGGTGCAGTGCGTCGCGTGAGTCCACGTGAATGTAACGAGCACCGTCAGGGCGAGGAGGAATGCGAGTGGGATCTCCGACGTCGAGGCGGCGAGCGAGAGCCTTCATCTCTTCGTCGCGGTCTCCG